ATGTTTCTGCTAATATTACTAAAGGTAATTCAGAATGGGAGGGTTGGGGTACTGCACTTAAGCCCGCACATGAACCAATGGTGTTGGCAAGAAAGCCTTTGTCGGAGAAGTCGGTAGCAGACAATGTGATGAAGCACGGAACTGGTGCAATAAACATTGATGCCTCTAGGATTGAGGGCGAGGTCAAACACCCAGAAACTATGCCAGACTTCCGAGATCAAGGCGAACAAAGTAAGGCTGCAATTGGTGTGGACAAGCTATCATTCGGTCAGACATCTAACGCCAAGCGTAAAAAAGTTGTTCGCAAACCACGATCAGCAGATGGCGTATGGACTGATGATAATAGTGGTATGAAGTCGGAGGGATCGGAGTTTGCAGATGCAGACCCAAGAGGGCGTTATCCGTCTAATGTGATGCACGATGGGAGCGAACAAGTGCAAGATATATTCCCAACAACGACCAGCACGGAGGTCAGCAGACAACGAACACATAAAGGGATTTGGACTGCCGGTGAGCTTGCTGATACCGAACAATTCATGCCAGCATATGGAGATCATGGTAATGCGTCTAGGTATTTCTATTGTGCAAAGACATCAAAAGAGGAGCGTAAATTTGGACTGGGTGGTGAAGTTGCAGCGAACACTCACCCAACAGTTAAACCAGTTGAGCTAATGAAATATCTTGTTCGTTTGATAACGCCAAAGGGAGGTGTGGTTTTAGATCCATTTATGGGTAGTGGATCAACTGGAATGGCGGCTAGAGAGGAGGATTTTAGCTTCATTGGAATAGAAAAAGAAAGCGAATATTATGAAATTGCCAAAGCAAGAATTAAAAATGTTAAGCCACAGTTAAAATTATTTGACTTTTAGTATTGACATATAGGTGTTGAGTGCCTATTTATTAATTATAACATTTTTAAAAAGGAGTTTTGTTATGAAATTAGAACTTAAAAATATTAAGTATTTTGCAAGTGGTAGCCAAGAAACCCCATGTTACACTGCGACTGTTTACATTGATGGCAAAAAAGCAATCTATGTAGATAATGATGGTCATGGTGGTTGTGATAGACATCATGCAGTAGAGCCATTTACATGGAAAGATGTTGAAGAGGTTAAGAGTTATTTAGCCAAGCAAAGTGGTGATTCATTTGAGCCTTTGGATACATGGTGCCAAGATAAGATGTATGACTATGTTGAGCAAAAGAAACTCAAAAGAGATATGAACACAAAATATATTTGTGTTGATTCTGATAAAAACCAACTTTATGCCTATCCTAAAAAAGTTGCTAATGCCACAGTGTTTCAAAAGCACATGGAGAAAAAACACCCAAAGGATACTTGTTTGAACTTTTTGCCTTTTGATGTTGCTTGGCATATTTTTGAGGGAGTAACTGCTTAATGTATAAAGAAGTTTTTACCATGCCAAAGAATTGGATAGATGCGTCATTTGATGACGTGTCTATCTATCATACTAAAGATTTAGCCATATATGTTAATGCGATTGACAACGTGCCTATTAAGACTAAGTGTCTTTATGAGGTTCATAACATCAATATTAACAAGAGTAAATTTTCATTGTTACTCAAGACTAATGAATTTAGTGAATTAATTAATTTTGTAAATGAAAGGTAGAATAATGTTATATGGTGCATATGGTGCAAATTTAAATAAACAAAGTATGGAGCTACGTTGTCCTGACGCAAAGCCTATGATTAGTTTTCATTTAAAAGGTTACAGGCTTGTCTTTAATAGTGTTGCAGACATTGTTAAAGATCCAAAGGGTACTGTTCCTATTGTGCTTTGGAAGATTACAAAGAAGTGTGAAAAGGCTTTGGATAGGTTTGAGGGTTATCCTTTCCTATACAATAAGATAAGAGTGCAATTAGATATTCCGGGTATCAAGGGTAAAAAAGTTATGTTTTATGTGATGCGTAGAAAAGGTATTGCCATACCACCTAGCTCTTATTTCAAGACCATAGAAGAGGGTTATGATGACTTTGGTTTGGATAAAACTTATTTGCATAGTGCTAAAGCAAAAGCCTCACAATACCAAGAACTGAATTTAAATTTAGCAAGAAAAATCACAGAAGAAGATGATGATGATTTAGAACTTGGTGTAGATTGGGAGTACGATTGGGATGGTAGTCATATCCCATTGACAGACAAAGCAAAAAGGAGAATGAATAATGGATAGAAAGCAAAAAAGAATTGAGGCATTGAAGTTTGAGGAAAAAAACGTGATGCACATACCTAAAGGTTGGGGTTTATCTAGTGATTCCATATTTGAGCAAGATGGGTACACTAAAGTTAGATTTCCTGTAAATGACAAAGGTAGAGCATTAAATGTTGCCTCAGAAAATATGTGGGTTAAGATTTCTAAAGGAGATGCCAAAAATGGCATAGGTGTATTAGAAAATGTGCCATTATACAGTGATTTTGATCATGGTATGATTGTTTATTATGAGGAAGATGAAGATGGTTTTGCCAAATTTAAAGCGAGTTAAGGTTCGCTGCACTAAGTGTAATGAGCAAATCCTACGCAACCGAGAACTTATTGTGAATAAAAAAACGATTTGTCTTGGTTGTGCAGTTGAGATGGGTTTAGCTCAAAAAATGAAATTAGACATAAATCATAAAATGAACTGTTACAAAGGTGGTGGACTTGGCGATGGCGAGTGTCACTACTGTTGGGTTCAAACGTGGGCAGGGATGCGTGATTTAGGCTACGAATGTACCGATAATGGGTCGTGGTTTAAACGCACAGATTTCCATAATGTTTTGGTGATTTATGAGTAATTTACTTACCACTTACCAACTTACATGGTAAGTGAATTATAGAGGGAAGTAACAAGTTGTTGTTTTTATTAGATAAATTAAATTTACTTACCCAACTTACCTTTTATCATGGTAAGTTGGTTTTGTCTTGTAAGTCATTGATTTTATTGGTACTTACCAACTTACCGAACTTCCCCCCTATAAGGGGGTATAGGGGGGTGGTAAGTAACCCACCCCATACCCTATGTTTTACTGCAGCAAAAGGTACGAACTTTGAAACTTAAAACAGTACCAATGAGCATACAAGAAGCTAATGAGTTTGTAGCGAACTTTCATAGACATAGTAAACCAACACAAGGTGGTAAGTTTTCAATAGGAGCTAGTTGTGATGGATTATTCGGTGTAGCAATAGTTGGTAGACCAATAGCAAGAAGATTAGATGATGGATTCACGGCAGAGGTGTTGCGTGTATGTGTAACTCCTAATGCACCAAAGAATACTTGTTCGTTTTTGTATGGAAGGTGTTGGAGAATTTGGCAACAGATGGGTGGAATTAAGATGATAACATATACATTGCAGAGCGAGTCAGGTTCTAGTTTGCGTGGTGTAGGCTGGAAAATCATGGGAGAAACTGGTGGTTGGAATGAAAACAAAGGTTGGACAACTAGACCGAATAGAGATTGGTTGCCGATCTATGGGCAATTAAAATTTAGATGGGAGAAAACATAATGCCAAAAGTAGGAGAAGATTTATCAAGGGAGCAAAGGCTTGCTGGTCAGAAGAGATTGACTGATAAACAACAAGCTTTTCTTGATAACTTTATGCACAAAGACATGACGCAAACATCTGCAGCAAGAAAAGCAGGATATGCAAACCCTGGTGTTGATGCTGTTCGCTTATTGCGTAATCCAGTAGTGCAAGAGCGATATCAAGAAATGCGTGAAGAAGCTCGTTCAAGGTTCGGTGTAACAATTGAAAAGTCGCTGCGTGATCTGTTAAAAATCCGTGAACTAGCCATAGATAGAGAAAAATATGGAGATGCAATCCGTGCTGAAGAACTACGTCTAAAGGCCACTGGACTGCTTGTTAACAAAGCTCATGTGCTACACGAACAAGTAGATAGCTTAACAAGAGAACAAATACTTGAAAAACTACAAGAATTTCAACAACTTGCACAGAAACGCATGAAAGTAGCCAAAAATACCCAAGGAGACCCAATTACGATAGAGCATGATAGCATAAATACCCAAAAATAACGCATACACTTGGTGTGTTCGGTAAGGCGTGGAGGGTCGGACTTCCCAGTCGGACTTTCGGACTCGGACTCGGACTTGTTCGGTGTCGGAGCTTGTCGGACTGGCTTCTGCCGTGCCTTCTGCTACATTGTTCGCTCTGCGTGCTGCTTCCAGGCCAAGCTAAAATAGCGAATGATTGTTCGGTGTCGGACTGGACGCAAGCTGCTAAACGAATTATTGTTCGTTCTGACGTGCTCGGCGTCGAGCACCTTGAACAATTGTTCGCTTTAGCGTAGAGGCTCGCCGGGCTCGCTGCAGTTCGGAACGAATGATTGTTCGGTCTAGGAGGCTCAGCAGCGACAAGCTGCTATGGATTAGCCACGGCGGTCAGCATGCTGCAGAAGACTAACGAACTATTGTTCGCTCCTGCACCAGGCCGCAAGCAGCAGCTTGCTGCAAGCGAACAAGCCCGAAAAAAAATTATTTAGAGGTTGACAAGTAGGCATTGAATACCATATAATATGTATGCAAACGAAACAAAAGGAGTCTATTATGGATGATTTAAAATTTAATACTGTTGAGTATTCAACACAACTTTTAAAAGATGCTTTTCCCAAGGGGTCAAATGTTTACTTAGTAATCAGACAAGTATCGAGAAGTGGAATGTATAGGCACATCAGTTGCCACTCTATCAAAGATAGTAACATTTATCATTATTCTTACCATGTTGCTAAAGTCCTCAAGTGGACTTACAAAGACAAAACTAACTCCGTTGGTGTTGGTGGTTGTGGTATGGATATGGGTTTTCATATGGTTTACACTTTAGCGAGTGTTCTGTATGGCGATGGTTATGCACTTAAAGAAAGGTATATATAAAATGACATTCGAGGAAGCAGAAAGAATTATTTTAGGTATTGTTGAGGGTGCTTTTTTAAATGCTAGAGATGTAGACCAAGACGAAGCAAAAGAAATTGACCAAGCGACAACAATATATTTTGGCAGAATTGATAAGTTAATAAAAGAGGATGATAAAAATGACAAAACCAAATAAAAAAGATTTAGAATATATAAAGGATGCATTAGAAGATAATGCATCCGATATGACTGTTTATGATTTATTTGATAGCATCCATTTTGATAAATCTAACAAACATTTATTCCCACATAGCGACCCTGAAAGTGGAGATAAAGACATATTAGAAAAGATATATGTTGATCAATGTTTTAAAACATATAAGCAAATGTCTAGGGAAGAATTAATCGATGAAGGGGTTATCCCTGAAGAAGAAATGGAGTATTAAAGATGTTCGGAATGTTTATCGTCAACGCACTGGCAGCGATCACCTTGTTCTGTTTTTTCTTCTATCTGCTTCTCATCACCTAGATATTTCGGACATTGTTCGGAGTTCGGACCCAGATCCTTCACCGGTCTGGGTCTTTTTGTTCGTGCCTCTGCTGCCGTTTCCAATCACAACGAATGATTGTTCGCCGCCTTCTGCTGCACCGGTGTGCTCGGAGCGAATGATTGTTCGCTTTCAGCTTGTCCCGGCGGCCGCAAGCTGATCGTTTTCGCTGCCGGATCTGTCACCGCACGAACTATTGTTCGCTCACGCTTCCCGGCCCATTCTACACCGCCTCAAAAAAAAGTCCCAGAACTCTGGGATTGTTCGCTCTTCAGCAGCAGCGCAGCTGACACCCTAGCTGCCACGCCCAGCCGGCGTGAAGCAGGAGCGAACTATTGTTCGGTATGATCGGCCTGTCGGGCTTCGGACTTCGGACATCGGACATCCGGACATCTGCAGCACCAGGCTGCAAGCTCCTCCTTTTGAGCGAACAATCTAATATTCGTTTGATTTATTCGTTTAAATTAATTTCATAAATAGGTAATCAATGCTTGTTATGTTCGCTTAAAAATGTTACCATTGATTCGCACAAACATTAATCATTACGAAAGGATTTTATTATGATTGATATAGCAATAGGATTTGAAAGAGAAGTTGACTCCTTGTCTGTAAGAGATGGAATCGATATCTTTGCAAATCATCCAACTTTAAACTTTATAAAAGTTAAACACGATGCGAGTCTTCCAAATGGATGCGAGATTATCTTCCCACCTTTGAGTAGTAAAGCAGAATCCACTTGGCAATATTCAAGTCAAGTTAACGACCTGATTATTGCAAATGGTGGAAGAATAACTCGTCAATGTGGACATCACGTTCACTTTGGATTGAAACCAATTACAATGGATTGTGAAGAATTTAATAGACGTTCTATTCAATTATTCAAGAGAGATAATTCATACTTTCAAGACTATAATGATATGTTTCAATTTGAAGTTATCAAAGACGTTGTTTATAGATATGCACAATATCAAGATTTCATTTCTAGTTTCTTAGCACCTAGTCGCAGAAACTCACGTTACGCAAGTCCTATAAATGGTTTCTTAAATAGAATAGAAGATTCAAGAGATATGACTCAATTAAAGAATTGTATTAATGGAAAGTTTTATTCTGTTAACTTATCTAATATTGATATTAGAAACGAACGTGGAACGATTGAGTTTAGACAACATCAGGGAACAGTAAACAATACCAAATTAAAAAATTGGATTATGTTTCTTGTTAATATGTTTGATTATACAATCAATCATAGAATCCAAGTTGTAAGACAAGGCGAAAAGTATATTGATAATTTATCAAATACAATGCCAAGAAATACAAAACTTCATCAAGTCTTTGAAATGTTACAAACAGACAATGGTGCGACTACTCGTGAGATTATGGACTCTGTTGGTATCAACGATGCACGTTCTGTAAGACGTACCATTAATACTATAAGACGTAAATTAGGCGATTGTAGTTTAGTTATTTGTTTGACTCAAGAATACTATGGTCATTTAAATGGCACGTCTAATGGACTTTACGACTTAAATGGATACAAGATTCCAAAGCAAGTTGAGAGAGAATCTCAGGGCGAAGTTATCATTGATAACAATGCAGATTCCCATGTGTTTAGTAACTTAGCAGAGTCATTAAAGACATGGTTTAACAACAGAATATCAAGTCTAGGAAACTAGACTTGATTAACTTCACAAACAAACTAAAGGAGTCAATCGTGAATAAAAAAATTAAAATCAATAATCAAAAATATGTTCAACAAATAATCAAAGCAAATAATAAAAACTATAATTTACAATACAAACCAACTCCTATTTTAAATGGCGAGTATGAGTTGGATTCTTATAATGGAAAACTTCTAGAAAATTATAAAACTTTGAATCCATTTCCAAACCAATTGTTTTTTAACAGTCATATTAATATCATTGATAAAGTATTAGATGAACAAGACGAAACAATTGAGTACGTCAAAAGAATCTATAAGTAACCGAGCTACTCGAAATAGCTTCGGTGGGGGGCATACCATATGCCCCCCTTTTTTTGTTTTTGCGTTATAGGGTAGCAACGCACTCGGTTTTCCTCAAATACCCCCCAATGTTTTGAAAACGGCAGCTAAAA